TAATATAGGTTTACCTATAATTGTGGCTATTGTGAACCTCCTAGTTCTATGAGGACAGCAGTTTTCAAATTGCTATCAGACTTGTACGAATACAGAGAATCTAGCGTTGAGTCTACTAAGCCTAACAGCAACGTTGTTACAGCTTACGAATTAATGAAACCATTCAAAAGAATTAACATATTTATCTAATGATTGGAAAACTTAGAAATAGAATAACCTTTAATAGCAAAACAAGCGTTTCTGATAGTGCTGGTGGCTTTGTGAACACTTTAGTATCTTATTATGTTTGCTGGGCTGAATTAGTGTCTAATAGCGATTCTAAGACCAATATAACTAGTAGAGACAGCTTAAGTGATTCAATTACCTTTAGAATCAGATATACAACAGGCAAGACATTTACTAATGCTCTTGTAATTACTTGGAAGTCAAGAACATATATGATTAACTCTATTATAAACGAGGGTGACTTGAATCAATATTATTTAATCGGTTGTGCAACTCTTAAGTAATGGCTACTTTTAATGCTAAGATTACTGGTGTAGATGCCATTATTAGAAAGATTAATAATGCTCCTAAAAAAGTAGCTGAAGAGTCTACTAAGATTATAAACGATTCTGTTAAGGAAATATCTAATGCAGCTAAAGCAAAGGTTCCAGTTAAAACCGGGTTGCTAAAAAATTCTATAGGTTATAATTTATATACGCAAGGTATAGGAGCCTCTGTTTATGCCGATACAAGATATGCTGCTTATGTGGAGTTTGGTACAGGAGATTTTGGATTTGGGATACCTGTTTACCCAAATATTAATATGAGTGATTTAGAGAGTTATGCTTTATCGTTTAAAAAGAATAAAAAGTTTATAGGGATGCCATATAGACCATATATGTTTAATTCATATAGCGAGGTTTTAGGCAAGATGGTTAACAAGATTAAGAAAATAAGGATATAAATATATTTCGTTAAATTTGTAAAAAATGAAGGACTGCGGATATACATTAAGGAAGGCTTATATTGATAAGCTTACAGCGGCTTCTTACTCATTGAGTGTTTATGATACCATAGCACCTGACACAGTAGAACCACCTTATTTGATTATCAGTAGTCAAACACAAGCAGAGAATAGTAATAAACAAAGCTTCGGTTTTGACGTTAGTATTCAATTTGACATAGTTTATAGGACTTTTAAAGCAGGTGAAGTTGGTCAGAAATCAGTAGATATTTATACTAATGATTTTTTAGTAATTGTAGGAGTTAATCCTCCTAACTACCCAAGTACGGCACCTGATTTTAAGATAGTGACTAGAAGGGTTAGCTCTAATATTGCTACCTTTGACTATGTGAATGAAGCTTATGTTTTCAGAAGGGTGATAACAATGGATCATTTCGTGAATCAATTAACATAAAATAAAAATAAAATAAAATGCCGACAACAAGTGTATTTAACGGAACCTCATTAGTGGTTCTAATCGGAACGGAGGTAATAGGTTTTGCTACTTCTTGTTCATTAAGTTTAGCTATTGATACTCCTGATGCTTCTACTAAACAAAGTTTAGGATGGGCTGATGAGATTGGTGGACAAAAATCTTGGTCTTTAACAACTGATGGTTTAGCTACAGTAGTACCTGGTACAGTTGCTACTTATGTAACTACAGCAGAATTGAATGCTTTAGCAATCGCTAGAACTTCAGTTTTAGTTAAATTTACAACAGTAAACAATGGTACAGTAGATGGTGTAACTCCAGTTACAGGTGATGTGATTTATTCAGGTCAAGCATTTATCGAGAGCGTAGATATGACTGCTGATATGGAGAATCCAGTTACTTACTCAGTTTCTTTCAAAGGAACAGGAGCATTAACTATTGCTACCAACGCATAATAACCAACCAAAAATAAACCAAAATGAGAGGACAATTTGAATTAACTCTTTCCGATGGAAAGAAGATACCGATGCGTTTTTGTACGTGGAGTCTTAAAAGATTCTGTCAATTACAAGGCATAGGGCCTTCTGAAATAGGAGAGGCTTTAAGTGGACAATCATCTTTAGATGCTATAATAAACTTACTGAAAGCTGCTGCTGAATATCCATTATACTCACAAGGTATAACACCAACCTTTACTGAAATAGAAGTTTGTGATTGGGTAGATGATATGGGAGGAATGGGAAGCTCAAAGTTCCAAGAGGTGATGACAGCATTATCAGAAAGTATGCAAAGCGGTATAGAAGTAGCCCCAACAAAGTCAAGTAAAAAGGATGGAGTAAAAAAAAATTAGAGTGGATTGACATAGAGAAATATACAATGGGGGAGTGCAAAGTGCTTCCCCATTTGTTTTGGGAGATGACGATGGCCGAGTTAGATTTTGTGTGGTATGGTCAAAGACACGAAGAAGAACAGAAATGGATTAAGATTAGATGGCAGACAACAGTCTTAATTAACATTCAATTACCTAAAGGTAAAAAAGTCAAACCTGAAGATCTAATAGAGTTAGATTGCGATATTCGTAACTTTGTGAAGCCTAGAATTATGGAAGAAGATGAATTAAAGGCGGTACTTAAAAAATATGGACATATATAAACTTATAGGATAATGGCAGATAATCAGATGGTTAAAATCGAGTTCGACTTTGATTTAGGAAATGTTCCTGCATCAGCTAAGAAATTTGCTGATTATTTAAAAAATATAGAAGGTGCATCTGAACAAGCTAGGACTCAATTAAAGACATTAGGTAATGAAATAGATAAGACTGCCGATAAGATGAGCAAATCAGGTGGCTCTATTAAAAAGACTAATCAGCAATGGATGAACTTTGCATTAGTTATTCAAGATTTACCTTATGGATTTAGAGGTATTCAAAATAACCTACCTGCTCTTTTAGGTAACATTGCTGGTATGGCAGGGCCTATATATCTTGTAGGTTCAGCAGTTATTGCATTAGTTACAGCGTGGGATAATGGATTCTTTAAAATGAAGAATGCTACCAATGCACTAACAGAGGCTAATAAGGAATACACAAAAAGTATAAAAACAGCAATGGGTAGTGCTGCTGAAGAAATTGCTAAGGTTAAAGCTTTAACAACTGCTGCTAGTAATCAAGAGCTTTCAATGAGCAAAAGATTAAAAGCAGTAAAATTATTACAAGACCAATATCCATCTTATTTTGGCAATTTAAAGCAAGAGCAGATTCTCAATGGCAATGTAACAACTGCTGTAGATAAAGTAAAATTTGCTATAATAGAAAGGGCCAAAGCGACTGCAATAGGTGGTAAAATAAATACAATAGCTTCTGAAAAGTTTGTTAAAGAAGAAGAGCTATTTCAATTAGCATTAAGGAAGACAAAACAAATGCAAAGTGATATTGCCTTAGCAACATCTCACGGATATAAAGGCAAAGCATTAAAAGGTTATTTAGATTTTACTTTATTTGAAATTAGAGAAAAAGAGAGGTTAATAAAAGGGGAAATAGGAAAATTAGACATAGAACTAAATAGATTAGGTGGTATGTATGAAAAGACTACAGCTAATACTTTAGATTTAGGGCCTAATGATGATAAAAAGAAAGCTGCCGCTTCTTTAAAAGTATATAAAGATAATCTTAAAGCTCAAGCAAAACTACTTTCTGAAATGAGAAAAAGAGCTGCATTGAGTATGAATCAAGGCACAAGCCCAATCCCAGACAGTTTTGAGCAAGATATTAAGAATGCAGAAAAAGAAGTACAAGATAATTTAGCTTTCCAAATTAAGAACAAAGCAGAAAACTCAAAAAAGACAATAGCTTTAATTAAAGAACAATACCAAACAGAGGTTAATGAAGCTGAAGGTAGTTATGAAAAAATAAAAATAGCTCAAGAAAATATGGCTGCTAATTTAAACGCAGCATATATGGAAGATACTATAACTAATGAGGATAGGCATAAAGCATTTATTGATTTAACTACAAAGCAAACTAAAGCAGCAGTACAAAATGCTAAAGAATTAATGGCTCAAACTGTTCAAATAGGCATTGGTATTATGAATGCCTTAGGCCCAGCTTTTGATTTACTATTAGAAAAAGGTGCAGATCTTGGAGAGGTTTTAAGTAGAGCATTTCAAGACATTATTAAGAAATTAGTAAAAGTTGCTATTACA